CAATTTTACCAACAGTAGTAGTTGCTCCACTACCAGACATTGCTGCATTTTTATTAGCGTTGTTTGCTAATTGTTTTGCTTTTTGTTTATTTTTTTGTAATGAACCTGCTGAACTTGTAAGATCTTTTGTAGTGCCACCTTTTACTCCTGATTGAACATTTGTTTGAGTGCTAGTGGTATTTCCACTTTGTGTTGTGGATGAAGTTACTTTTCTAACAGGTGTTCCTGCTGATGAATTTTGTGCTCTCATTGTATTAGCGAGTGCTCCACCATCAATCTTTCTACTTGCTGATGCTCCACCGCCACTAGATTGATTATTTTTTGTTGCTACCTCTGCTCTATTTGCTGCTGCTTGCTCTCTACCTTTTGCACTGATACCAAAAGATCCTGATGGAGCTGTGTTGCTGCTCTTATTTTTTGCAGCAATTCTTTCTCTTGCCATCTGTTGTGCTCTTTCACGACCAGATAATTTTGGATTATCAGCACGGAATTTTTTCATCGCTCCTGGTCCTGCTTTTTTCGCAGCCTGAAACTGTGCATTCTTTGCTTTAAGTGCATCAACTCTTTCGTTACCTAATCTTTCTCTATTTGCAATTTCAGTTCTACCCATTTTTTTAACAGGTTGAGACTGTGTTTGTGTTTGTTGTGCTTGAGGTGCTGGTTGAGTTGTTTGTGTTTGTGTTTGTTGAGGTTTTGCTACCTGTGGTGCTCCACCACCCCTAGTTCTAACTGAGGTTTGACCTGGTTTTCTAACTATTGGTTTTGCTTTTAAAGCACTACCTACTGCTTTTGCTGCTCCACTAATTGCACTACCTACAGAACTCGCTGCTTTTTTAACAGCAGAAAATTGTTGTTGTGCTCTACCTGCATTTTGCTGCTGTCTCTGTTGAGCTAATTTCATTCGGTTAGCCTGATTTTCAGTCAGTTCAAATGAATCTCTCCAACTGTAATGACTATTTGTTGGAACTTCGTATTCATATTCTACTTCTTCTTTCTTCGAGTTACCCCAGTTTGCAGCACCAACTTTACGACATTTAACTAATGCACCTGATGCATATGCACTTGGCCACACTGAATATCTTGACTTAACCTTGTAGTAACAAGCATCTTTGGTACCACTTCCTTTACCCTTCTTATCTTTAACTTCGTTTAATTCTTCTGCTTCTTCTAATAATGCATCTCCAACATTTACATCATTCTCTGCAAACCAACCACGATTTACTTCAACTGCATATCTGATTTCACTATCAGGATAAACAGGAATAGGACTCATTGGATCTAACTCTTTGATACTATCAATTGTTCCGTCTTCTTTTATAAAAGCAATGTCAAGAGGAATAAAAGTATTCTTCATATGGAAAGTCCAATAGTCGTTACTTTCAAATATGAATAACATACCTCTGTCTTGCTCCAAACTTTCACGGAACATCAGACCACATTTAAACTCACCAGCATTTTGTGGGACTTCAAGTACAAGAGGTAATGAAGTAAATTCAGTTGATTCCTTTTTCATTTTCTTTTTCTTTTTAGTTTTTTTGTCAGTAGAGACATATGTTGGTTTTGCAGCACCTGTTTTTGATTGCTGATTTGGATCTGCTGCTCTCTTTCTACGATGTGCAGACTCTCTTTCCTTTTTACTCATACTATCATACTTAGCACGAGATACGCATTTTGGTACTCCCTCACCTGGTTCATCACTTGCACAGGTTCCACCTGTTTTAACGTTCACCCATCCACCTTTACCATCCTTTGATTTAGAACCTTTAAACCAAGAACGTAGTGTTCCTTCTTTGACACTATCTTTATCAGTCATATAATCCGCTGCAGTATCAAGATAATCTGCTGCTTTTGTAATTTTAGACTGAACCCACGCTTTTGCTTCACCCTCACCTTTACCAACTTTTTTCTTAAGTTTTTTAGCGTTGACCATAATATTGTCAGTCTGACGACGAATCATTTCATATTCGTGATCACCTTTCTTTTCTTCATTCATCGCTTTTGTTTTCTTTTTCATAGAGTTGATATATTTGCGGAAGATTGCAGCTTCAGCAGTTTTACCCATCACTCTTGCTCTTTGCTCCATAGCAATCGCTGCTTGGATTTTATGAGCATGTGATCTACTTGATTTCCTAATTTTTGCCACACTCGCTTTCGCAGTTGCGACATCCTTAAAACCAAGTCCATGAATAGTTCCTTTAGGATCTTCATCCGTATATAAATCAGAATGTTTTTTTGACTTTGCAGGTTGCCCTTTTTTACGGGGTATACGAGGATTTGATTCCTCGGTCATTTTCTTCTTTTTACCCGCACAATGTGCTTTCTGACTAAAACCTTTTGGGTTATCACAATCGATAGACTTTTTATACTTTGCTGACCATCCTTCCCTTACTAGAAAACCATCCTCACGAACGGTAAACCCTCTAGGAATTGGTTTACACTTCTTATCAGTGTTACAATAGTATTGTCCCTTTTTACAGGAAGTCTTCGCCATTATACAGACTATTCAGAGCTATTATTATTTAGCAATCCATCTTTTAACATCTTTGAAAGTTCACTTGTTGAACCAACAAAGAGTGCGTTGTTCGTAACAGTGTTTTGAGTTTTAGGATTATCTGCTTCTATATCTTTAACTTTCTTATGTAAATCTGCTAGTTTATCAGTTGTATCTGCGACTGATTTAATAAGTTGTCCAGCAACTTCATATGCTCTTGGACTTGCAGTTTCTCCTGCAACCTCCATTATACCATTGATTGCTTCTTGACCTTTTTCTATAAGTGAATATAAATTACCTCTCGTATAATCATAATCTTTTTTAACTTCATCTAATTTGGTTACTTCATCTGCTTTTACAATGGCATCAACTTCAACACTACCATCAGTGTTGAAAGTGTCATTCAATGAATCGTAACCTTTTGCCATTAGATATCTACCCCTCTATTTGGTGCAAATTCTTTTCCATCACCAAAGAATGTACTTGTTTCTGTAAATCCAAAATCATCACCTGGTTCGATTAATACATCATCTGCAGTATCTATAACATCATCATCGTTATAATCTTTCTTTGCCTTTGGAACAACAGTATATCTTTGTACACGTTTTGCTGCTCTTGTATTTGTATCTGAGTAGTAATCCAACTGAACTTTTTTGATAAGACCTTCTGGTGTTTTTGCAATATGATTGAAGAAAAATGTTTTTGCTGTAAAAGATAAAGTGTATATTAATGCTCTTCTTGTTGCAAAGTCACCTTCATAATCATCTTGTTGTGCGATATTTGTTAGCACCATTGGAATATCTCTTTTTTCACCGATAGATTTAACTAAATCAATTGATATATTGAAACCTGGTTGAAAGAAAGGTAATATTTGCTCTAATATTTGTAATCCGTCATCTTGCAACTTTACTAGAATATTCAATTCAAATCCCAAATTGTAAGGAACTGGCATGAATACCTTTTTCATCTTATCACCATCGTCCTTATCTAATGCCTTAAATGTTTGAGTGATACCTGCTTTTCTTGTAGAATCATATGATATATTAGAGATTTCAAAAGACATTCTTGGTAGAGTAATTTGAGTTGCCTTATTTAATTCTGCTTGCTGTGTGATTCTTGCTAAAAACTTTTGTCTCGGACCATATGCAACTGGAACTTTTAAATCTGATATAACATTCCCTGCTCCATCATCGTGTCGCACATGAATATCATTAAACAGTGTGCCAAATGCAATAACTGTTTTTCTTATAATTTCGTGATAAAAATAATTACCTAACATTAGAAACTACCAAATGGATTTGATTCAGTAAAGTCAATAAGTAAATCTGCTTCAGACTCAAATATATCTCCTTCATTATATTTATCGGTGGTATTATCCTCATCAAATGTAGAAACACTGAATAATGCACCAGATTCAAGTCCTTTGATATCTTCACCAGGGAAGAATCCTAGTGTTGTTGTACCGATTCCAACATTACCAATTTTTAATATTCCAGTATCTTGATCCCAATTTTTGACTCTTGCTTGTGTACCTGAACGCATTCCCTGAACAACTTCATTGTAGAAATATGTTCCAATACCACTAATTGTTTCTGGATCTGATATTGTGATTGTTGGTGCTGAAGTATATGCTGCACCTGGATTTGAAACAAAGATACTCTTGACTTCATTAAATCCAGTAGAGTCATCAATACCTATTGAAGCAAGACCGACTGCACGATCACTTGCTACACCAGCGTTTGGAACAGGAATATTGACCACTGGAACAGTACCAAATCCTACACCACCATCTGTCACTGTAAATCTTACAATACCATTACTTGAAGTATTAATTGAACAAGTTGCAGCAGCACCAGATCCACCACCACCAGAAATAGTTATTGTTGGTGCTTCAGTATATCCAAATCCTGCATTTGTTATTAATATTTTTTCAACTGATTTCATACCTGCTCGTTCAGTTGTAATCGCAACTGCTGTTGCATCTGATAGATTTAAAGAACTTGGTGAAGTTGTAATTGCAACAGTAGGATTACTTGAGTAATTGAATCCATCATTATTTAAAAATATTTCACGAATATATCCAGTTCCAACAAATGCACTGGCAGTTGCTGTTCTACCAAC